CCCAACCTTTCCAAGGGGAAAGCACAAGTTTTGCTCCTGACATTTTTGTAGATACTGTTTTGGATAGGGACAATGGTATTGGCAAATACGCACCATCTTCTTCTTTGGACCAAGAAAGCTTAAAGCTGGCTAAGTTGTTTTGCCAGAACAACAATTTACCGGTAGAGGAAGGCCCTAAAATTGAGTTATTCATGGATGGCGTTATTGCAGACAATTCTGCATGGCGTGAGTTCTGGGTAGGTACAGCGCCATTTAGCCTGCTTGAATTTGCAAGAAAGAACGGCAAAGAAACGCTTATACCTGCATTGCCTTGCAATTCAGACGGGAAAGCGGCCAGGAATGACGGCATTCCCATCGCTTTAACCATTTCTGCATTATTTACTACAGGCAATATTCTTCAAGATTCTTACAAGGAAGAATTTCTGGACTATGGAGCCAGCACGCAAGATTTAATAGCGAGCATTGTCTACAGGGAGGAAGCCACAAAAGCAGTGTTTCAGCGCAAAAGAACAGTTGACGTAAGCATAAAAGGTATAGACGACAAGATAGCAATTAGAGAAACATTTGATGTAAGTGGTTTTGTTACTACACGGCAACAAGCAATTTTGTTTGGGAAGATGTTGGTAAATCAACGCAGGTTTATTAGGCGAGGTATCGAATTTAAAACGTTCCCATCAATTAACCCGGTCGAGCCTGGGGCGTTTATCTATGTGGATATTGGCCTAACGAATTGGGAAAGACAGTCTTCTGGGGTTATTGGGGAAGGCGGAGCATTGAACTCACCACTGCAAGACAATATCCCAAATGGGACTTACAACTTTTTGATTTACGATCGAGATGCCAGCAAAGTGTCCGCTAGTAACTCAGTAGCGGTATCAAACGGAGTGGCTTCATCGCTTGCTGACAAAGCTAAGAGTTTGTACGTGATGGGTGTTGACTCAGGGAAAAAGCGTGTTTTTCGGATTACAGAGGTAGAGCTAGACGAAGAAGGGGAAGTAACGGTAAGAGCAATTGAGTACCCTTGTGATGAGTCAGATCGTGCTCGTGTTGCGGACTTTAGGCCTGAGTTCTTTGATGTGAGCTAGCATGAAGCCAATGTTCTAGACCCAGCGAAGCGATGGCCTTCTTTACCGGACGCAGTGGCTCGCTGATCTTCAATAGCAAGCCTGTTGCCAAGATCCGTGATTGGTCCGTAGAAAGCACGCTTGAGCTGCTTAGTACCAACACTATTGACAGCACGAGCAATACGTTTACTCCAGGTGTAAAGGGTGCTACCGGCAGTGCAACCCTGATGTATTACCGACTTGAGTCAGGAGAAAGCGGAAGTTTGACCGAATTTACAGCGTTGCTGTCAAAGATCCATAAGGTTGGTTCTATCGAGACAAGCGATCGTGTGTCTATGGAATTAAACGTTGGTGCAGGGGATTCCGACGACATCAAGTTCAACGCTTACATTACGTCTGCAAGCATCTCTGTTTCGACTGGAGAGCTGTCTGTTGTTCCTATTAACTTTACGGTTGATGGGGACTTTACCGAAGTTATTAGCTGATGACGTTTTTCCTTGGCAGTCAAGGCAACATCCGATTACGTCGTGGAACGGAGTCAACCCTTGGCACTTTGTCAGAGGTTATTGGCCTTGACGACATAAGTACGACGTTAAACCGCATTGGAACAGCGGACGGAATAGACAATCTTTTTACCGGAGACAAGATTGATATTGAGACGACTGATGCGCGTAAACTTCTATTTATTCCAGCCTCTAACTGGTCTTCTGGAACGGTAGAAGACACCTTCAATGCTTTTGTGAATGTAAACGCTGCAGGCGGTTTGCGTTTATTTTCAACATTTGCGGATGCTGTCAATAACGTTAGGACCAATGAGGTTGCTCTTCAGTCTTTTACGGGCGACCCTGTTGCGGTAACACTTGCTGTCAGAGACTCTGGATCCAATATTCTTGGTGACGTCACGAGCTACGAATTTAACGCTAGTCGTGAGCAAGTTGACACAACAACGCTTTCGGACAAGTTTAAGAATCAATACAACGCTGGTCTGATCAGTGGCAGCGGACGTATTGAGTGCATTTTTAATAATGCGACGGATGGGTCAAAAGAAACGTCGTTGCTGATGTTGCAACTAATCCAAAGGTTGGACCTGGGCTGTGCCTTTGACCTTTTCCTTTATTTGGTTGATAAGGATTTAAGCCCGGCAGAGCAAAGCGTTTTCTACTCTCTCACTGCTGTCGTAACCAATTCTGGCGTTTCAGTTGATCTGGATGACGCGATCAGATGCACCTTGGATTTTGTGACAACCGGCGAGCTAAAACTTGTTGTTGGAACGTTAGCCGAGTACTTGCTCAAGGAAGATGACGATCGAATTGTTCAGGAGCAGTCGCTTGGTTACCTGTTGACGGAAGTTACGGATTAAACTAAGCGCAAGTACCCCGGCATAAGGAGCTGAGCTTTGGCTGATCAAAGAATTACGCAGCTCAATGAGCTGTCCAAGGCTGGGGTTGCGGCAGTAGACGTTCTGCCTATTGCGGACATTAGCGGTTCCGAGACCAAGAAGGTTACTGTAAAAAACCTTGTTGATGCCGGTCTTGACCTGATCGATGTCAACACCCTTGATCTAAACAAGCTTGATCAAAGCAGTACGACAAAGCTAGGCACAACTTCGATTGCTGATGATGCAATCACCTATGGCAAGGTCCAGAACGTTACGGCAACCGATCGTTTGCTGGGGCGTAGCACCGCAAATGCTGGCGTTATTGAGGAAATTGTTTGTACTGCTGCAGGCCGAGCATTATTAGATGATTCAAGTGCTGCAGCACAACGGACAACGTTAGGGCTTGGCACAATTGCCACGCTTGGTACTGACGGTTCAACCCTTACAAACCTGACCGTTACCAGTGGCACGATCACTGGCATTACAGACATCACTGTTGCGGATGGCGGAACGGGTGCAAGTAACGCGGCAGCTGCGCGAGTCAACCTTGGCGTAGCTGTTGGCGTAAACGTTCAGGCTTATGACGCTGGCCTGCAATCAATTTCAGGGCTAACAACTGCTGCAAATCAGAGCATTTACGCGACTGCGTCTGACACGTATGCAGCTTTTTCGTTAACAGCAGCAGGTCGAGCACTGCTTGACGATGCTAATTCTGCAGCCCAACGCACCACACTGGGCCTTGGAACGTTAGCCACGCAAAGCGGAACGTTTGCGGGAACGCATAGCGGAACAACTTCCGGCACTAACACGGGCGACCAGACGATTACGTTGACTGGTGCGGTAACAGGTACTGGCACTGGATCTTTTGCAACAAGCCTTGCTTCAGGGATTGTTGAAAACGTCAATATTGCATCAGACGCTGTTACTTATGAAAAGATTCAAAATACAACCAACTCTGACATAATCCTTGGTCGAAGTACCGCAGGCGGCGGTTTAATTGAAGAAATAGCCTGCACTGCTGCTGGTCGAGCGTTACTTAACGATGGGGCTGCTGCTGACCAGCGCACCACGTTAGGTCTTGGAAATTTAGCAACTTCCACCGGGACGTGGACAAATGGTTCAACATTTAGTGGAACGAGTAGCGGAACAAATACTGGCGATCAAACGATTACTTTAAGCGGCGCTATAACAGGCAGCGGCACTGGAGCGTTTGCAACAACGCTAGAGAACGGCATTGTTCTTGAGGCAAATCTTGGCACCAGCTCAGTAACAACTGGAAAGCTTCATGCTGATTCAGTTACTGCAGACAAGATTGGCAATCAAGCAACTTGTATTGTTAGCAATGCTACTCCTTCCGGAGCAGGCAATTATACAGGTCAAGGTTGGTACAACACCAGTACAAGCATTGCGTACCGTTGGAGTGGATCAGCCTGGTCGCAAGAAGCTGGCATTCAATCAATAACAGTTACGGAGTCAACTCCGCTTGCTGTTGTTGTTAGCAACCCAACTGCATTTACAACTAATCTTTCACTGTCACTCGATACACAAGTCGCAGCCAGTGTTTTTGCAGGCCCAGCTACTGGATCAGATGCCGCACCAACCTTTCGTAGTTTGTTGCCAACTGATTTGCCTGAT